CTCGGCTTCGGAAGCCTTCTTCTTCTTGGAATCAGGAGGATCTTCACCGACAAGCCAACGAACATTGGTTGTCCGCTCCAGCTTGATCACCCGGAACTTGCCATAGCCTTGTGACCGGCAAGCACCAAGCCCATCATCCTGAGCATGAGCCAACATGCGTTGGATCTCTTCATCCCGAATCACAGCAGTAGACTTTGACTTCGGGAGGTTTGCAGGGACCTTGATCAAGAAACGAATCTTTGAACCATAGATCCTGTCGTGCTGTTTGATCAATGAACGTGGGCCTAGTGGTCCCATTACATGAGCACACATCTCCACATGGTCATCAACCTCCTCAACAAACGCACCATCATCACCACGCTCGAAGTTGATTTGATTGACCCACACTCCATCCGGCTCGCCTCCTGAATCAGCGCAAGACTTCACGCAGATAAGGTGCTGAAGAGTCTGCTTGCTTCCACGCTTTGCAACAGTGATACCAAGCGTGCTCATCATCTCCCTCAGCATCGCTTTGATCTGACGGGTTTCAATGTACGGACCAAGATCATTTGTCTTGAACGTGGTTCGGGTTTTACCCTCCTGCGATTCAATGGTTGTGTCCACATCGGACCCAAACATCTCTTCCATTCTGCGCTTCACAATCTCCTGAATGCGCTCCTCTGATGGCGGGACAACACCCTTCTTCTCGGCAGTCCTTGCTTCCCGCCTGAGCCTGGCTTCAATGTGTGTCCGAAAGACAGTGGGATTCACAGGGTTTCCCCCAAGGATGCTGTCTACAAACTCCACCTCCACATAGTATGTATTGCTACTCTCTTTAAGAGCGGTTGATACGTTTCCTGTCAGGTCTTTCATGGTATGCCTCCTACGGCTTTGTTGGTTTTGACTGCGCTATGTCAGTCTGTTGTTTGGCGATTGCCTCTTCCTTGGCGATTGCTTCTGCCATCTTGTGTTCTTCGTACAGGTCATACAGGCGGCGGGCGTCTGCGTGCCGTACACAGGTCACGGCTGCAGTATTGTTGAGCCCATCGAGGAGTGTACCGATAGCTGCCAGCAGTTCATCGCGTTGCTCTTTGAGGACATCGCGCTCTGCCTTGAGGGCGTCTCTCTCAGCTATGAGTTTATGAGCCACTCGGGTCTTTAGTTCCAACCGTTCGCGTTGTGTAGGCCCTCTCACTTGGCACCTCCTGCCTTTGCTTTTTCAATCGCATCGATGGCTGCGTTCCAGACGCCTGAATCACAATAGTGCTTTGCTGCGGGGTGGTTACTGACGGGTCTTTCGCCCCACTTGACTAAAGCCTCTAGTGCTGCCAGCATGTCAGGTGCTGCTGCGATGAGGGCCATGTTCGCGGCGACGACCTCGGGGTCTTTGTCACAGCGATCCCATTTGGTGAGGCGGCAGATTACCCACCCCTCCTGGCCGCTCTCTTCGAGGATGGGCAACCAGAAGTCTGAGGTATCGTCAATGGATACGCCTGGACCTCCCTGTTCCGTGGTGAATGAAACCCACGGGCCGGGTGTATGCTCGCTCACTTGGCACCTCCTTCAGCCCAGTCTTGGGCTGCTTTGAGTGTGGGGAACTTGGGTGAGAAGCTGACGGGTCCCTCACCGGGTTCACCGTAAACACTCACGTCGTATAGATCCGTGTCGGGATGGTGGAGGATCACATACGCGATGCCTCCATCAGGCCGGCTCTTCCATTCGACTTCGTACTGTTCCATCATTCACCTTCCGTTGTTTCACTGCACAACGTGCAGGTTGGTTCGCCATCTACGATGATGAGTCGTTGCTCAAAGCAGAAGTCACACCACTCTTCATCTGGCGGCGGCATCACAATCTCCTTCGTTCGCAAGTTCAGGGATTCACCTCCATCGGATAGTCCAAGGTCGAGGGTTGTTCGTTTAGTCATCATTCACCTCCTGCGATGCGCTTGGTGCAGTTGGGGCAGACCCACTGTGAGAAGCCGTATTCCTTGGCGTTGTGTCGGTAGACCCAGCCCTTCGCCTTGAGCACCTTTACGATGTTGTCTGGGTCGAAGGCACGGACGGTGCCAAAGTAGGCGACCACATCTTCTTTGCATTGAGGCTTGCTCTCGAAGTCAGCGACCTGGCATGTGACACTTACATCAATGTCGCAGTCGTTCAGCACTTCACGAAGCGCATCGTGGGCATTGGTTGGCATGGTTGGGCGGATCATTTGGCACCTCCCTTGACGTTCGCGTAGGTCACAAAGTACTCCATGACCTCGGTGATCTCTTCCTTGATTGCAGGAATGTAGTGGTCTTTCAGCGATGGCATCGTTGGATCTTCTGAGTCCGAGATGTGGCCCGCAATCTTGATGAGCGTGTGAAACGCCTCAAGCGACATTCGCTGGGCTTCCCCTGCGCTGGCCTTGTGTATGTTGTCGATGATTGCGAACCGTAGGCGGCTCGTTTCACGAACGTCTTTTGGGTATGTCAAATCTGACATTACTCTTCTCCTTTGTTTCCACTTTCGGAAACGACTTGGTTGTAGTCGTCGGTAGCTTCTTGCACCCACGTTTTGATTATTTTGTCTGCCTCATCAGAGCATCGGACATAGCGATACTCCATTCTCAATCGAACCACTGCTGAGTGATGTGCGCTTGCGCGGTTAGCCCAAAGGTTTCGGTGCGCTGCATTGTGATGAAACTTCTTGGCCTCTGCTTCACAAATCATTTGACTGGTAGTGAAGGCTTTCACAAGACGCTCAAGCGCTTGCTCCAACTCCTCTGAGTATCGTTTCCAAATCTTGGCCTCCGCCTTGAGCGAAGCGACCTCTCTTTTCATATCACCCATGGATGAATCTCCTTGTCGTTGGCCGGTTCTGTGCCGACTGCTGAGGGGCTTAACCCACGGTGAACATCCCGTCAAGTCAGATCCCTACGTGCCCAGCTATGCTGGGCAGAATCTTTATTCCTCCCCTTCCTGCTCCTCCGCGAACGGGTCACCCACGAGCTTCCGCAGGGCGAGCCCGCCCATCGTTTCAAACTGCGTACCGTTGTCCCAGGCGTCTTCGATCATGCGTACATACTGAGCACGAAACAACCGATCAATGTCACCAACCATGTTCCAATCACAAAGATGTCCTTGGTTCCACCACTGAGGGCAGAGTCTTGCAAGCAGGGATACGGATTGCTGGTAGATGGATAGTGCGGCTTCGCGGGATACAAATGGGACACGCATCTCAATGAGTGCTGCAAGCTCGATGAGTTGTGCGGCCTTGTCTGCTTCGAGCGCGAGAGCAAGCGATACAAGTGTTGCATGGCGTATTGTCGCATGACGAGTGTTCAAAAGGTCTTGGTCTGTCCAAGAGGATGAGATGCAACGCGCGTAACTACGGGCGTTACGTTCGTACCCAAGGGACGCAGCATCAAGAATACGCTGTTCAACAAGCGCACGAATGATCTTGCGATACCTGCGGTTTGAACGCTCAGTAACAGTAGCTTCACTGTTCGGAGTAATCCGGTCAATAACTGACCGGGCACACGCATCTGCCCATGCTTGTAGATCCTCTTTGTTAAGGTCGTGTGCGGTTGGAACCGTATGATTAAGCAACACCTTGGGATACTTCCAGAGAAGCCCGTCGCGGCCTATGAAGATGTCCCTGCGTCCAATGCACAAACCGAGCACATGAGACGTGATGCCTACATGGATCATGCCTGCGTTGATAATGGGGTACCGCCTTTTGACCCCATCATCTTTTCTGTAGTACCACCCAAGCGTTAATCCAATCCTGCGTATATCAATACGCCCCTCATGGTATGCCTTGTTTGATACAACCTCTTTGTGCTTTGGTCTTAGTCCCACGAGGTTTGCTCAATGACCTCGATCAAGAACACCACCTCGTCATTTGAAAGCCCCAGTGCAGCACAAAGTTTCGCGAACATCCGTATGCTTGGGAGCCTGTGCCCGCCTTCATACTGAGAGATCAGGGGCCCGCACCCGCCAACCGTGTCCGCGAGAGCCTTCTGGGTTAACCCCGCCTTCACCCGCCTTGAGCGGAGCATCGCACCGAAAGTCTCGGTTCTACCTTGGTTATCATCTGATTCGCCTTGTTTCACTTGACGCCTCCTTAACTCCCGGTTATCTTCCTTCGGTCAGTGGGTCAAGTCGCTGACGAAAAAACTGCCTGTGGGGCAAAACATATGGAGCAAGAAACGTGTCCTTTGAGCATCTAAATCCCGTTGAAACAGAAAAGATGGTACTAGGTACACTACTAGTACACTCTGGTAATGATCTAGTACTAGTAGATGATGTACTAAGAGAACATTACTTCTCTAATGAAAACCATAAGAAGATTTACTCATGGATAGTAAACAGGTTTTCAAAGAGTAATCCTGCTGATCTTGTCTCACTGATTGAATCATCTGGTGTTGAGGGATGTAAAAAGTTTGGTGGCGTTGCCTATGTCTCCTCTCTTGGTGATGAGACTGTTGTTGGTGATGGTGTCTTACGCTCATACGCCCAGCGCATTGCCCGTTGTTACAAGCTCCGTGAGTTGAAGAAGGCAACCAACGTAATCCTTTGTGATCTTGAGTCCTTTGATCTTGAGCCAGAGGAGATCATCCGAAAGGCTGAGTCTTCCGTTCTGAACGTGAGCGGAGAGATTGATACCATCCAGGGCATCCTCTCCTTACAAGAGGCTGCAAGCGAACGTAAGGCGGCCTGGAGGCGCATTCTTGATGGTGAGGATGTTGAGTATGTTCCCACTGGATTCAGCACATTCGACAACCATTACCTGGGCTGGCCCAGGGGATACATGACAATCATTGGCGGTCGCCCTGAGATTGGGAAGACCATGTTCCTTGTGTCTGCTGTCCTGCGTGCTGCAAAGTCAGGCATTCCCCAAGGGATTATCTCCATTGAGATGCCCCGATGGAAGCTGGTAGATCGTATGGCGTCTATTGTTGCGGGGGTTCCTATCAGTGACCTTCACGATTCGCGTGAGCAAGAAACGGAAGAACTGATGAGTGCTGCTGATGAGCTAATGCAAGAGCCAATCTTTGTTGATGATGCTGCTTCAACTGCGGATGCGGTTGAGAGTTCCATTCGTAGGATGGTGCGTCAGCACGGATGCAAGGTCATCTGGGTGGACTACTTGCAGTTGATTCGCCCGCCATCGAACTTACCAAAGAATCGGAACCGGTCTTGGGAGGTGGATGAGATTAGTGAGTTGCTTCGTCGCTCTGCAAAGCAAGAGAACGTAGCCATCATTGCCCTGTTGCAGCTTAACCGTGGCGCGGAGGAGTCCGTTGTTAGTGGGCGCAGGGGTGTCCCACAGCCGCAGCACTTCAGGGATTCGGACAAGCCCCTGCACGACGCTGCGCTTGCGTTTGGTTTGTATCGCCAGTTCCAGTACAAGAAACCAAAGAAGATCAATAACGACAAGTATGAGAACAACGAGCTTGCGGACATGTTCCAGCCGTTTGAGTTGATGGCGCTCAAGTCTCGGGACCACTCGAAGCAGGACGTTCGGCTCTGGGCTCACCTGAGGCTTCAACGGGTCTACGATGTGGAGGACGAAGGGTTCCGAGAACCGGACTGGGGAGCGGAGGTTGCTTGACAGCCGCTTCACTCTGGGTTAAGGCTATATCCCATGGGCCGGAGGAAGACCGCTGACATATCGGCACAGGAGTTTCGATTTAGATTATTGCTTGTTGCTAAGTCAAGAGGCATTACGCTGAATCAGCTTCATAGGGATGCGAAAGCACATCCAAGGCACACACGAGACATCATCTCAAGAAACAAAAACCCAACATTCAAACTGATTCGGCGGTTGATTGAACCGCAGAACGTAACGGTTGCCGCATTCATAGGTGACCTCAAAACACTGGCTATGAGCCTGACACAAGGAGAACGTGATGGACTGGACAAAAGTATCGACGGGGCTTCGACGCCCATTTGGGGACGAAGATGTCTACTGGAGGATTGACCGCTCATTCGGAGCATGGGCACGGGTGCTTTGCTATGTAGATGCCCGCGCTGTGATGGACAGGCTTGATTCTGTTGTGGGTGTGGGCAACTGGAAAGACTCCTATGCCGAAACAACCAGCGGAAAGAACATCTGCACACTCTCGATTTGTGTTGATGGTGAGTGGGTCAGCAAGTCCGATGGCGCAGGGAACACAAACATCGAGGGCGACAAGGGTGGCCTGTCTGATGCATTCAAGCGTGCTGGTGTGAAGTGGGGCATTGGTCGTCACTTGTATTCGTTGGGTGAAACCAAGATAAACCTCAGCCCTGACCGACCTGACTGCGCGAAACACTACCTTGTTCTTGCCACAAAGCGTGGGGACCAAACCAAATATGGCGTGGCCCCTTCTGTTCGTCAGATTCAGGCCGACCTGTTCTCAGTTGAGGAGCATGTTGCACATATTCCTGAAGCAAAGGAGCGGAGGCTGTCTCGTCTTCGTATGGTGATGCGCCGTGATCGTGTGTCGTCAGAGGATGCTGGGACCTATTTGGAAGCCCTTACAGCGATTGTTCGTGGTGAAGCCTGGGAACAGGCTGGGTTGCAACAGTGTTCCCCGGGGGAGTTGCCTGACAATAGATTGAAGGTGATCTCCCAACGAGCCGTGCGTTGGCATGAGAAGGGCCTGACACACCAAAAGATCCAAGAGTACCGGGACTGGCTTGCTTCTCGTAAGGGTGGTGAGTGATGGGCAAGATAACCAAACGTCAAGCCGCACTGGAAACAGTCTCGCTCCTCCTCGATGACCTCATTGAGAACCCGCCCCCATCTGCTATCGAGCGGGACGGTCGTGTCTATTGGGCGGGCGACGAGGGACATGTTGACGACGTAATGTGGGACTTTCAGCAGGGAGACGGTGGAGATTTGATCAGGAGTACCCACCCTGAGTACCTGTCAACACCAAAGCGCAGCGATGTGAGGAAGAAAGTTTCTCAGATGTACAAGGCGAGCAAGGGAAGAGGGGGTGGGTGATGAATGACGAAGAAATCCAACGCTTGATCGGGGTCGCAGTCTCGCGGTTCAACCGCTACGGCGAGCAGCCCGCTGAAGCCGTGGCAGAAGCCCTGTCGTGCGCCGGGGGGTGGGTACGCTGCGCTGATGTGCTCGACATCGTGAAGGCGGTCGATGCCGCCACGAAAGATGAGGTGAGTGATGTCCTTTAAGCACAAGTTCCCAACAAGCGTGACGATGATTGGGTACATCGAAAAGGCAAAGGCGCTGCCTAAAACAAAGAACAATGCCACGCTTCGTGTTCGTGCCAGCCTGTACAACCCCAGTGAGCAGTTCAGGATGTACGACCTACGTGTTCCCATGATGGCGTTTGGGACACCGGGGAAGATTCTGTTGAATGTCGAGAAGACCGGTGAGTTGGTCAGCGTGATTGGTCGCCTTGTAATGGCGAAGGGGAAGAATGGCACAAAACTTGAAGTGCTTGTTGAAAGAATCAAATCACTAGATGAGGAGCAGGACTATGGAGTGGATGAAGCTCTCGGAGAGCAGTAACTATTGGATGCCAGACATTGCCAAGATGGTTCACCACAGACTGGTGCAACCAGCGAAGCTACGCAAGAGTGCCCATTTATCAGCCGCTATAGGGTCTACAATCCTTCGGCAGCTTTCGGATACCCGTGAGGTTACCGGCGGGTTGAGGCTGTCCTCAAGCGGGGCCTGTGAGCGTCAGCTTGCATATGGGTACCATCACACTGAGGAGAATGGGCACGGCATTGATGCCACCTCTCGCATTGCGTTCGCTATTGGGGATGCCACTGAGGGGTTCATCACTGCTGCTGTTGCAGAGGTATTCAGTTCCGTTGATGGGACTGTCTGGAACATCGGGGAAGAACAGGAAACCGTTTCCCTGGCTGTAGCCCTTGAGCCCGGTCGTGTTGCGATGGTGTCTGGTCACCCGGATGGGTCCATGATTGTTCAGCGCAAGAGCGGTGAGGCCACAGAGTCTGTGAGAGCAATCCTTGAGGTGAAGTCCATGTCTGACTATGCCTTCAAGAAGTTCAGAACCAGTGGGTTGACCAAGGCCGACTCATACTATTGGCAAGTCCAGGCTTACATGGCTGCAAAGGGGTTTGACTATGCCTACCTCATTGCTTTTGGTAAGGCTGCGACTGCAAAGGAAGCGTACATAGACGAGGAAGATGGGTCATGGTGGCCGTTGTTCCCCGTACATGGACAATGGATCGAACGTGACAACGAATGCGTTCAAGAAATCAGGGAGAAGTTTAGACGAGTAATCAAATCAAGGGTACCCGAGAACATAGAACGCCCGTATGGGCCGAACAAGAAGGGGAGGCTTTCCTTCCCATGTGACTACTGCAAATACTACAAAACCTGCTTTCCAAACACCGAAGAGGTGGCTGAAGAGAGCAAATGGCTACAAAAGAGCACCAAAATCAAGGTGTATGTGAGGGACGAAGATGATCAATAGAGTTTACCTGCTTGGCACTGTCAAGTCCGAACCAAAGAAGCGTGGCGCTGCCATTGTCTTCACAATGACAACATGGAGGAACCATCACGATGGACGTAGATTCGACTCCACACACACTGTTGAAGTGTTTGGTAAGAACATTGCGCTCACCGAGGAGCTTCACGAAGGGGATATGGTGGCTGTTGACGGCTCAATCAAGCACTCCTCTTACGAGAAGAACGGTCAACGTGTCTGGTTCACAAGCATCAATGCCTTCTCTCTTAGCCGCACTGATGGCACTGGTGCGAAAGAACAGAGATCGCAGGGTGTCGAGGTCAAACAAGGGGCCGCACCAGCGGAGTATCCTCCGAGCCAGAACCAAGAGAGCAAGCCGGTTGAAGCTAAAAAGTCCGGTGACTACCCTGGGTTTAGTGAAGAGTATGGATTCTAGTCTGGATGATACGGCTGGAAACATCCGCGTTATCCCGCATACAATCCCCTCTGTGTCCCATGCCGTTGAGGCAATACAGCATGACAGGATCACAACTGTGATGGTGGATGTGTATGGGGAACTCATGGGTGTCCTGTTCCTAGATGAAGGAAATCATCTGTACTGGTACAGGGCACCCAAAGAGGGGGCCTGCTTGGGGATACCAGACGAGGCATTCGATATATGGTGAACAAGCGCAAACCGATCAGCAAGCGAAGGCGCAGGCCGATGACTGTTGCCCGTGCCTTGCTTGAAAACAGGGTTGAGGAGTGTGGGGGCTTGAGTGAATCAAGCCAGGAACTCTTTGACAAGTATGGTTTGCGTGTCACCTACCATGTCCTTCACAACTGGCTGAAAGGCTGGTCTGCTCCGAACGGGAACCCAGCCATCTCTGATTGTGGAAGGTTCTTGGATGCGCCAACACGGTTCTATGTGAACCAATGGATAGGGGTCAAGAGTGATGAGTGGTGGTGGCAACTTCTTAAAGCTGAGCACCTGAAGGAAGTTGAAAGGGATGACCCTTATGAACTTCTTGGTTTGAGGCCACCAGAGTAATGGCTGTCTTTCTTGGCATAGACCCTGGGAAGGACGGTGCTGTTGTTGCACTGAACGAGGACGGCACCGTTGCCTCCTCTTGGCTGACGGCGCGGGACTTCACCATCCGGCTTGGGAAAGGAAGCAAGAGGGACTACACAGAGACTCGAATGGCTATGGCTATGGAGTGGCTTGCAAACAAGTACGATGTACAACTGGCTGTGATCGAACGTCAGTGGGCAAGGCCCAAGCAAGGAGTGTCCTCAACCTTTAGCTCTGGCTACGGTTATGGGCTTTGGAAGGGGATTCTCGCCAGCAAAGGCATTAGGTTCATTGAGGTGTCACCAAATACATGGACAAGTAAAATACTTAGAGATGTCCCTGGTGATGGGAAGAACCGGTCGGTGTATGCGGTGATGAACAGGGTTCCTGATCTTGATTTGACTCCAGGCAAGAAGCGCAAGCCACATGATGGTCTTGCTGATGCCTGTTGTTTGGCTCTGTATGGGGCCGTCACTGGGGTGTAGCGCAACTGGCAGCGCATCCGGTTGTTACCCGGAAGGTTGGTGGTTCGAATCCACCCGCCCCAGCCTACTTGCTAAACAACGAGAAGAAAGATGCCACTGTACGAGTACCTCTGCGAGTCTTGCGGAAAGAATGTTGAACGCTTTCAAAGGCACACCGACCCAGCACCCTCTTGCGATAAGTGCTTGAAGGCCATGAAGAAGCTCGTCTCTCGCAGCAGCTTCAACCTCAAAGGAGTCGGTTGGGCTAAAGACAGCTATGGATTGAAAAGAAAATAGTCCCCCCCCGCCCTCTGTCCACATCATCTTTGCATGAGATGATTCCTACCGGGCAGTGGGCAGGGTGCCTCGGTTCTGGAAACCCCCCAGGGCCGGGGCTTTTCTATTTGCGAACCAAATGAGCCGCGTTACGCAGCGTATGCTGTTCCTGTTTGCAGCAATCCTATCCCTCGGATTACTCACCCGGCACACAAGAGCTTACTACGGGGCTCAGTGCCGGGTGTTTTTTTGGTACACATGAAACAAAAGACACACCTCCGATGTGATAAATGTCGCAGACGGTACCCGATCACCGCCCTCAAGAGAGAGGCACTCTTTGTCCTGCCGCATGGATGGGTGAAGACCGGCTCTGAGTACGCCTGTAAGCGCTGCTCGGCCAATCAGAGTGGTAAGGCGCTGGTCTCGCAGTCAGGACGCCTCAGAGGGCTTGCA